AGTCTTACATAGATACAGAATTTCTCGTTTGAAGTGTTCGACACCTAGACGATGAACATCTTCTTGGACGGTCTTACTAGAACCCCAATAAGCCATCCAATCTGAATTCACTCTGATTTTCTTAGTCTTACCTTTGACTTGTTTACGACCAGATTTAGTAAAGAATTTCTTACCAACATAGTAGCGATTGTCTTTTAGATTAGTTATCAAATAGACATAGCCAAATGCGTCTCCGATCTGGTCTTCTGTAAACTCTTTTTCGTTATATAACCACACTATTCATCCTCATCTCCTGATTCTTCTAGGTCTAATATATAGGCCGAGCAGAATGGGCAGTAGATGGGATCGTCTTCACACTTATTCTCATCATAACGAATTGTGAATTCTGAATCACAGTCTTCACAGTGATGATGAACACTATTCATTTAAATTCCTTTGGTTATGCAGCCTGACACCATACGTCTTTCCAATCTCCAGACAGTGCGCCTTTAGCATAGTCTGTGGCTTTGTTCTCGAAAAAGTTTGTATGAGTAGGTGCGTTAATCATTTCTTCGACCCATGGTAATGGGTTCTTCTTTACTTTGAAAATACCTTTCATTCCCATAGAGATTAGTCTACGGTCTGCGATGTAGCGAATGTATTGTTTAACTTCTTCTGCTGTAAGATTTGGCATATCGCCCATCTCAAACGCTAGATCAATGAAACGGTCTTCAAGTTCGACCATCTTAGTAGCAATATCATAGATACGCCCTTTAAGTTCGTCATTCCAAATTTCTTTATTCTCTTCGATATAAGTTCTGAATAGTTTAATCATCGATTCAGTATGCATGGTTTCATCAACGATTGACCATGTAACAATCTGCCCCATGCCGCGCATCATGCCGTGGCGAGGGAAGTTCAATAGCATAATGAATGAAGAGAATAATTGCATACCCTCTGTAAATGCAGAGAATACTGCAATATGCGTTGCTGTTGATTGAATGTCACCGTTCTTACTCGACAACTCTAGAACATAATCGTGCTTGTCTTTCATCTGTTGATATTCAAGAAACTGATTGTATGTTGTATCAGGTAGTCCTAGTGTTTCAATCAAATGACTATATGCAGCAACATGCAATGCTTCACGTGCTGCAAATCCTAGTAACATCATACGTACTTCTGGTTGTGCAAAGTATGGCAGATAGTTCTTGACATAGCCACCTGCAACATCGATATCACCTTGCGTAAAGAATCTAAAAATGTGCGTAAGAAATTGCTTTTGTTCTTTTGATACTTTGTTCTTCCAATCTTTTACATCTTCTAACATTGGTACTTCTGTATGCATCCAGTGAGACTGTTCATGTTTAAGCCATGCGTCATAAGCCCATGGATAGTTAAACGGTTTGAAACTGTTTCTGTCATGCATTAAATTGCTTTTCTTCTTAGTCATTCTTTGCCCACTCTTGAAGTTCTTTAATTGTTTTACTTCCACTCATTCTTTTTACTTCTGTGTTACCATCCATCATAATCAAAGTTGGAACAGATCGAACGCCAAATTCTGATGCAGTCTCTGGATGTACATCAATATCAACTACATCAATAGGTAGTTTAAGTTCTGCGCTTTCTAATGTTTTTGATAACATAGCGCAGGGACTGCACCATGATGCTGTGAATCGTATTAGTCTTCTCATTATCTCTCCATTAAATTATCTACAAATTCTAATAGTAACTTGTGATGACGCCCATCGTGATATAGCCCACGCATCCAACGATAAGATTCATACCAATGCGGAAAACTTTCAGGATGACAACCAATCAAGCCTATATTATTTTGTACGATAGCCATTGGATCGCCATTAGCATATGTAGCTATCGTTTCAAACTTATTACTATCACCAATCAATGCACAGCCATCATTAAAAAACATCTTGTCTTGCTGACCATTCCAGACTATGGGAATGTTTTTTGTGTGAGGTCGGCGTGTATCTGCTGTTGGTCTTTTATAATACTGTACTGCATCTACGCTGTCAAGTATATCAAAGTAATAACTACCAGCCCAGTATGCACCCATGCAAATACCTAGATACTTACCGCCCTCGTTGAGAAACTGCTTAATTCGACTGCCATTGTTTTTCAGTAAATAATCAAACGAATCTGAATTACCAAACCCACCTGGAAAAACTACTGCGTCTACATCATCAAAAAAATCATCTTCTAGTGAATGCTTAGTAAATATCTTGAATTTGTATTTACTCTCCAACACTGCCATTATTGCATTACCACCTTGTATAGAACACATTGGTTGATGCATGAATATGGCTAGTGTTGGCTTCAAGTTAGACTCCAGTTATCCCGTTGACGATGCCGTATTTAGAATCTCTTACCCTTCACATGCTAAACAAACATCTTCTGTTGCTAATGCTTTTAGATCAATTTCTTCCATAACTTGTCGTTCAATCTTACGCGATACTTTATCAGCCTTGGCTAACTTTTCACTACGACAATAGTATAGAGTCTTCAGACCTTGCTTCCATGCCTGAAAATGCACAGCATGAAGATATTTGACATTTACATCCGGTCTAAAGAAAAGGTTAATGGATTGCGACTGGTCAATGAAATCTTGTCTGTTAGCTGCGTGGTCCACGATCCATCGTTGGTCAATCTCCATTCCCGTTTTAAAAACACTTTTTGTCCACTCGTCAAAGAATTCCAAATGTTGAGCCGATCCGTCATTCGCAATGATACTTGACCAAATCTCATTGTAATCAAGTTTTGCGTCTGCATTACACTTCTCCTTAATTATTTTATCTAAGAATTTGTTTCTGTTGAGGTGCGCGCCTGAAAGAGTATCTTGTCTATATGCATTAGCACGATACGGCTCCACGCTAGGGCTTGTGTTACCCATGATAATAGAAGAAGAAGCATTAGGAGCAATGGCCATAACATGAGAAAAACGTCTACCAGTGTTAGCGGCATCAGGTGCTTCACCTCGTTCTGCGCCCAATTGAAGATTTGCTTCATCAAGTTTCTCCCTAATATGTTTAAACATCGCAATGTTACGCCCTGTTGCTTGCGCTGATTCCCATGGCATATTATTTTTCTGTAGATACGCATGAAAGCCTAGAGCACCAACACCAATGCTGCGCTCACGTTTGGCAGAATAGATTGCTCGTTCAACTGTAACGGGTGCATTGTCGATGAAATACTGTAGAACATTATCTAGCATTTCTGCGGTATCTCTAAGAAACAAAGGATCATTCTTCCATTCATCATAGTATTCTAGATTTACAGACGATAGACAGCAAACAGCAGTACGATCTTTATCTGTTGGCAGAATGATTTCTGAACATAGATTGCTTTGATTAATCTTCAATCCAAGTTTCTTTTGAAACTCTGGCATTTTATCATTGCTTGTATCGATGAAGTGTAGATATGGTTCACCAGTATGCATACGCATTTCAAGAATACGCTGCCATAGATCACGCGCAGATACTGATTCACGAATCTCATTATTATGTGGATCGCGCAAATGCCATGTATCGTCTGCTTCAGGATCAAGCATACTCTTTTCAATCAACAACATAAAATCGTCTGTGATGTTGATGCCGTGATGTAGATTCAGACAACGCATATTCTGATCGCCTGTTGGTTTACGCATCTCCAAGAAGATTAGAATATCAGGATGAGAAATATCAAGATATGCAGCATAGCTACCACGGCGAGTCCTACCTTGTCGATAAGCGAGAGATGATGCGTCATATGTGCGAAGGTGGGGCATAACTCCAACCGACTTATCATCCGCTGAACGAATTCCAATACCAATACCAATTCCGCCTCCTAACATTGATAGCCAATTTACTTCTGCTAGACAATCTACCAAACCCTCTGCCGAATCATGCAGATAAGGTAGAAAACAACTAATAGGCAAGCCCCTGCTGCTGCGACCAAAAGAAAGAATAGGAGTGCTATAAGAAAGCCAATGCCTGCTGCTATATTCATACAACCTTTGAGCGTGTTCTGTATTTGATCCAAAAGATTTAGAAACATAAGCGAACCTTTCTTGCGGCGAGACCTCATCATC